GACCAACTCTTCGCAACTGATGAACTCTCCCGTGTTAGAGGTGAACTAGAGAGTATCAGGGCAGTCTATGAGAGTTTATCAGCAGAGACTATCGGAAGAAGTCTCTTAGGTGCCATTCCCGGCGCAGCTGCTTTGGGGTTGGATGACGCAGCGCGGTTAGAAGAACTCAGGGAATTAGAGGCGAAAGCACTTCAAAGAATTGCAGACCTAGAGCAAAAGATCGCAGAAGAGCGATCTAAAAACTTCTCAGAACAAAAGAGAGAACTTGATGACCAACTCCGACTTCAAGAGGAGATGTTTAAGTTTGGAAAAGATTCTTCTCAAGTTAGGATGTTAGAGCTTGAGCAACAAATTGCTGCCCGGAAGAGGGAGATTGATGAACAGGTAAAGTCTAAAGAGATAACAATAGATCAAGGTATAGCTCTTAAAGAGTTGGTGGAAGAGCAACTGAGGAATGAGGCTGCTTTGGAGGGGTCTGTAGCTTTGTCAGAAACCTTCAAGTCTATCATGGAAGGTATTTCCCTAGACAACCTACTCTCTCAAATGGACTCCCTAAATTCTAAGCTAGGTTCTGCCATCTTTGGCGCTGGTACTTTTGGTGGAAGGATTCGTGGCTTATTTGATGATGCTGTGGACTTGGCTGAAAGAACCAAGATGCAACAGGACATAAATAGGGCACGTCAAGAGGGTTTCCGGTTTGATAGCACTAAGACTGAGGGTGGCATATCTAAAACTCAAGCGTTCTTCACTGGAGAGATGGGTTTTACCAATATACCTGAAGACATTCCCGGTCGTTTGACCCCTGTAAAACCGAAGAAGGGTGGAGGCTCAAAGCAAACTCCAGAGGAAAAAGCTGATGACTACCTCCGTAAGCTAGAACTTGAAGCTGAGTATAAGCAAAAGATCATAGGCTTGTCAGAGAGAGAAGCCCGTGTGATGGAGATCAGGACTGAGCTTGAGAAGAAGAAGCTACCAATAGACGATGAGAGAATCCAGCAGATCGTGGATATGGAAGAGAAGACACGTAAGCTCATGGAGGCTGAAAAGCAACGTGAGCAATTGATGGACACCATCGAAAGTAACATAGAAAACGCCTTCATGTCTATGGTTGATGGTAGTAAGTCTGTTGAGGATGCCTTCAAGTCCATGCTCCGTAATATCATCTTGGCTATCTATCAAGAGAAAGTAGCTAAAGCTGGTGCTAATGCTATTATGAGCCTACTTGGTTTGGCTAACGGTGGTGCCTTTGAAAGAGGTGGTAAATTTACTGCCTATGCTAATGGTGGTGTTGTTGGTAGTCCCACAATGTTCAGTCACTCCGGTGGTCTTGGTGTTATGGGAGAAGCTGGCCCTGAAGCTATCATGCCTCTTAAACGTGGTAAGAATGGTAAGCTAGGTGTCCAGATGGAAGGTAACTCAGGTAATGTTACTGTAATCCAAAACTTCAATATGTCTGCTAATGGCGATGAATCAGTAAAGCGGATCATCCGTCAAGAAACACCACGTATTGCAGAGCAAGCAAAAGCAGCAGTAGTAGACGCAAAGCGTAGGGGTGGTTCCTACGGAAGGAGCTTCTAAGTATGGCGATCTCATATCCAGTTAGTACTCCTACAGACATTGGTATTGCTGACATCCAACTCAGTGCCACTAATGCTGTAGCTGTGTCTAAGTCCCCATTCACGTTTGCCACTCAGGTACACGCTTACTCTGGTGAGATGTGGTCTGCTAGTGTTACTATCCCTACAGTACGTAAAGACCTTGCAGAGCCTTGGGTAGCCTTCCTGTTATCCCTACGTGGTCAGTATGGTACATTTCTCTTGGGTGATCCTAACAGGACTAGCCCTCAAGGTACAGCTACAAGTGCTACTATAACAGGGTCTCTAGGTGATCGTAGTGTTACTGTAGCCATGACTGGTACCCTTAAGGCTGGTGATTACTTGCAACTTGGTAGTGGCTCTAGTGCTAAACTACATAAAGTACTTGTAGATCAATCAGGAAGTGGCACCCTAGAAATATGGCCCGCTCTCAGAGATGACTACACAACAGCCTCAGCTACACTTACTAATGCTAAAGGTGTATTCCGCCTAGCTTCTAACTCTACTCAGTGGGGTATTGGTAGTAGTTCAGCATACAGTATTCAATTTGACGCAATGGAAGATATATAATGAGCAGAACAGTTCCAGCGGCTATCCTTACAGCTTTAGCCCAACCCGAAGTGGAACCTTTCTACGCTGTTGAGATTGATCTTGACAGTGGACCTCTACGCTTGTGGACTGGTTATGGTGACCGCACTGTTGACAGTAACACCTACACAGGTGGTGGCACTCTAATGACTATCGAAGGTCTTGAGGAGGTAGCTGACCTATCTGCTAAGAACATCACTCTTACTCTTAGTGGTATGCCTTCTGAGGTTATCTCCCTAGCCCTACAAGAGCCTTACCAAAGACGTAAGGTACGTGTATTATGGGGAGTACGAGGTGTCTCTGACTTTGTAGAAGTATTCTCAGGCTCTCTTAACCAGATGGTAATTGAGGACTCTGCTGAGAGTGGCACTATTAGTGTTACTGTAGACAGCAAACTCGTAGAACTAGAGAGAGCTTCTAACCGTAGATACACTTCAGAAAGTCATAAATCCCGATATGCTACAGACACATTCTTCGACTTCGTTGCTCAAATCCAAGACAAAGGTGTTAGATTCCAACCTAAGTAAACTACCACAATACCTTAAGTCAGTTAAGGATACTCCATTTAAGTGGGGACACCAAGATTGTCTTATATTTACTAATAATGCTTGGAGAGAAATGTATGGGTATGGATGGGCAGACGATTGGCTTGGCAGGTATATGGATGGTGTTAGGCCACTTTCTAGGAAAGAACTCCAAGAAGAGTATGGCTACAGAACCTTCACAGAAGCCGTAGATGAGCGTCTTACACGTATTGACTACCTACCCCCCAGAGGCTCTCTAGTTGCCACTCGTAAGGCTCGTAGGTGGGCTATAGGCAATGCTCTAGGTATCTCTGTAGGCACTAAGGCTGCATTTGTAGCTAAAGATGGAATTGTCTACCACCCGATTGAAACTATTGATAAGGCTTGGATAGCATGAAGCAGGACACACCATTTAACGTACTACGTAATAGACACTCTTGGGAACGATCCCCAAGGGCTGAAGCTATTGTAGGTGCTGTCTTTACCAACTTAGTGGCGGGGACTACTGCTTACAGTCTTGCCGTAGCTGCTGTATCTGTAGGTTTATCCCTAGTCACCTCTTGGGCTGTGGCTGCCCTAACTCCTGCACCACCCACACCTAAACAAAGTCTGCTAGTAAACTCTCGTGACGCTGCTGCACCTCAAGAGATTGTCTATGGCACTGTCCGTAAGGGTGGTCCTATCACCTACCTTGAGACTGTGAATGGTGGAAGCGTTCTATACCAGATTATCGCTATAGCAGCCCACGAGGTTGATGCTATTGAAGCCATATACATTAATGATGAGGTAGCTACACTCTCCAATGATAGCTTTGGCCCTAATAGTCGTGGCAGAGAAGGCGCTGGTTGGGTACTAAACGATAATTGGACAGATGATCCCGGTGAGCATGAAATCCGTATCTTCTATCACCTCGGAAATCAAACCTCTATCACTGACACATTTGCCAACTCTAGCGTGGAATCCCTTGACAGTGTATTCTTTGATACTGGGGATACGGACCTAAATAGCCAAAACTTTGGGGGTACAGGGCAACCAACTAAAGCCTCTTTTGTAGGTAATGGTATTGCTTATATCTTTGTTCGATATTCTTACGCATCTGGGGTGTTTCGTAATGGTATCCCCACTATTACCGCTAGGGTTAGAGGCAAGAAGGTCTTTAATCCAGTTACTACAGGGACCAGCTATTCTTCTAATGCGGCTCGTTGTATTCGTGACTACCTGACAAGTGCGTATGGCCTTAATGATCCTGAAATAGATGACACTGTTTTCTCTGCTGCTGCCAATACTTGTGATGAGGATGTAAACTTAGGAACAGACGGTAATTGGGCCTTATCTACTACATACGTAGTAGGAGACACTGTAACTAATGATGCTGCTAGTTATATTTGTATCCTTGACCATACCTCTAGTGCTTCAGATGAACCGGGAGTGGGTGGGTCTGCTGGGACATACTGGGAAGCGTATACAGAGAAAAGATATACTATTAATGGTGTAGTTAGGGCAGATCAGTCCTATGGTGATGTTCTTCAGGAGATGACTACAGCCTGTGCAGGTACCCTCTTCTGGGGCGCTGGCAAGTGGAAGCTACAGGTAGGTGAGTATAATGCTCCCACTAAGACACTCACTCTTGATGACCTACGCTCTGAGATCAGTCTACAGACACGAGTGAACCTACGGGATCAGTTTAACAAGGTTCAGGGTACTTTTGTAGATTCTAGCCAGAGGTATATCACTGCTGACTACCCTCCTATTGAATCTGCTACCTTCCTTGCTGAAGATGATGGTGTAGAGCAACCACTAGACCTAGACTTACCATTTACTACAAGTGCAGCTACAGCACAACGTCTTGCTAAAATGACCCTATTCCGTGGTCGTGAGCAAATGACTTTTAGTGCTGACTTTGGTCTTAACGCATTTAACGTAGAGGTTGGTGAGATTGTTGCTCTAACCATTGATCGTTATGGTTGGACTGAGAAAGAGTTTGAGGTTGTTGGCTGGCGCTTCGGTGCTAATGATGAAGCTGGTGATCTTCGGGTTACACTAACTCTGAGGGAAACTTCAGAGGCTGCTTTCGATTGGGATGCAGAAGAATCCGAAATCATCTCTAACAACACTGGGTTAGAAACTCCCAGACTCTCAGCTAGTACTATCGACCTAGATGGGAGCACTGTCAGTAGAAATGATTCTGGGCAACTGATAGTTAAAGAAAGTGGTGTTGACACAATACAGTTAAACGCTTCTGCTGCCACTGAAGGATCATCTGACGATGCAACCCCAAGCCAGTTGGGTACAGGTATTAACACACCACACAGGGTTTCTACAGCATCTATTGTTATACCAGCGAATGAAACTGCAAGGTTTCTAATCCAAGTTTTCTTTGAGCAAGGCTACCCAAATTTCCCAACAGTAGACTCTTGGCGCTATAAGATTCAACCATCAATAGAAGAAACTGACGGTACTTTTGTGACCAATCTGACTGCAAGGGAAAGAACCATTGGGATGGGGGCTGCCGCTGACCTTGCTGTTGTAGCTTTTGAGGATGAGTATACTAACTCAACGTCTAATGAAAGAGTTTATGTCATTGATGTGGATTGGTACGGAGAGGGGTCAGATATTCGTCTTCAGAGAGTTACGTCTTCTGTTTCGGGGTTTTGGCGATGAAGTGCATTATTACATATAAGAAAGACACTGGTGATCTGTTTGGTTGCTCAACTTGGCGTGAGGGTGCGTTAAAATCAGTTGAGCGGTCCTTCAAAAATAATCCTAATATTGGTGTGATGGAGAGTGACTTCAAACCTGATAACCTATTAGACTACAAAATAGCGGAGGGGGCCATAGTACTCAGACAAGACTCAGAGATTGCTCTACGCAAAAAGGAAGAGCAGATGGAAGCTGTAAGGATTAGGCGGAACAAGTTACTCTTAGATTCAGATTACACACAGCTAGGGGACGTGAATAAACGAAAGTCTGATTGGGCCACTTACAGACAGCAACTCAGAGACCTTCCCTCAAAAGTCACTGACCCTTTCAATGTAACTTGGCCCACACCACCAGAAGGATAATATGATGTATAAACTCTCTCAACGAAGTATGCAGAACCTTTCAGGAGTACACCCTGACTTGATTGCTGTAGTTAAACGGGCTATCCAGATCACTGAGCAAGACTTTAGTGTTATTGAGGGAGTTCGTAATATTAACCGACAGCGTGAACTTGTAGCTAAGGGTGCATCTACTACTATGAACTCTAGGCACCTTACAGGACACGCTGTAGACCTAGCACCTTATCCTGTTAACTGGGATTGGGAATACTTCTACCCTATTGCTGATGCTATGAAGCAGGCTGCTGAGGAACTTGATGTGGACCTTGAGTGGGGTGGAGATTGGAAGAGCTTTCCAGATGGTCCTCACTTCCAGCTTTCTAGAAAGGCTTATCCCTGATGGCTAACGAATGGCACCTAAACAAGAGTGTACCTATCACTTTCATTCTAGCCATAGCTGCTCAGACGATTGCTCTCATATGGTTTGTAGCTACCCTACGCAATGATGTAGATAATAATCAGACTGAGATTGTTAGACATGAGGCAAGAATTGAAACTCTTGAGGGTTTGGTACAAAATCAAGCAGTCTCATTAGCCAGAATTGATGAGAACATTAAGGCTATCCGAGATGCAGTCGAAGACAGAATCAACAGTAGCCAGTAAGAAAAGCTATAAGCGTGAGTTAGCTATAGCACTACTTATATGGTTTGCCTACCTAGTGGAGACTAAAGATGAAAGCCTTATTGAAGTCCTTGTGTGGCCCGTCTTTACGTACTCTGCATTGGCTTTTGGTCTCCAGTGGTATTCTCCTAATGGCGGGATGCAGCAACCCCCTAGACCTCCTATCGGGCGGGACTAACGTAGCTGCTAACGTACAAGCTGGTAAGACTAATACTCAGACACTAGGAACTACCAACAATACTGAACAATCTATAGTCAGACCGCAAGCGAGGACAATAAAACAGTCTTCAGACCGCAACAAAGTGGCTTCAGATTCCGTAGAGTATATAGAGATCAATGAAATACCTCCTTGGGTGATACTCTTGCTGATACTAGGGTGGCTCCTACCAAGTCCCGGTGAGATGGGACGATCTTTAGTAAACATCTTCAGACGTAAAAAATAATAAGACCCTCTCCGGCATTACGCTAGAGAGGGTTTCTTTTTGTCTAATCGTCAGGTTCCTTACCATAATCTTCATACTTAGAATGTAGGAAGTAATGGTGGTAAAGCATCAGTGAGTTTTGTGCATACACTAAGGTCTTTAGGCTCCTGTAGGTAAAGTAATCAACTACCAAAAGTATAGCTACAGCAGCAATCACTAGAAGGTCTAAAATCATACACCCTCACCTACACACCAATTCATAAAGCTGGCTAGTACCTCTTCCTTACTACTGTCTTTGTGTAGTAGGTAGACAGTCTGGACTAGGTTGTAGGCACCTTCAGGGTTAAATCCTACCATAACAAGTTGCTGGAAGATTACCTCTGGTGGTGTACCTGCATCACGAGCATCTGTTACTGGACCTACATAACGATTAGCAAAGTTCTGACAGTTATCCAACTCATCAGATAGAGCCTTCTGTGCAGCAAACAGGATTAGGGTGCCTGTAAGGAAGGCTACAATAAATGCTTTTAGGTTGTTACTCATTTGCTTTCTCCATTGATTCAATCATCCAGTTTAGGTAGACACGAGCTTTCTGCAAGTCCTCAAGTCCATTCTTGTATTGGTATCGCCATAGGTATTTCATGCAGTTCCCCTTACAGTAAGCCTGAAAGCCCTCCGCACCAAGAGAAGCCTCAATAGCCTCAATACATTCTATACCAGACTCATTGTAGTGACTTGGATGGTTTACGTTGTCAGGCTCTCGACCCCAAGTAACTTCTTCTTCCTCAAAGTACTCAGTCAAGTTATAACCCTCTTTGTTCTTCTCTAGCATATATTCGTAGTACCTCACTTTAGATGCCTTCAGCCATAAACGTCTTAACCCATAGGGCTGTTACGTCACTCCTTATGATGTCGTCTACACCAAACTCAATTACTGGGATTGGCATAGTATACTTCTTAACAAGGTGTACTAGCTTTGTCAACCCATCTCCTTGCTTAAGGTCAGACTGTTGTACATCCCCATTGATTACCAACTTAGAGCCTTCCCCTACACGAGTGACTAGAGCTTTGAGTTCTTCCACTGTTAGGTTCTGTGCTTCATCAATAATGATTAGTGTGTTGTCAAAAGACCTCCCTCGGATGAGTGCTAGTGGTACAGTTTCGATATTACCATTCTTCAGTCCTGTTTCTACAACCCCCTTTCCTAGATGCTTCTCTAGTACGTCAATGACTGGTAAGGCCCACGGAGCACATTTCTCTTCTAGTGTACCGGGAAGGAACCCAATGTCTTTACCTACAGCTACATGAGGTCTAGTGATGACGATCTTTTCAATGTTCTTTAGGTTATACTCACTAGCTGCATAGGTGGCTACAACATAAGTCTTTCCTGTACCTGCTGGCCCCATAACTACAACTTGATTACACTCACTAAGGGCTTCTATGTAGAGCCTCTGGTTTTCAGTCTTAGGTAGCAACTCAAAGGATTTCTTACCAGCATCATGTTTGGTAGTTACTCGACGTGTCTTGGGTTTAGGCTTCTGTTGCACTTTATGTACCTTCAATAAGGATCATTAGTATCATCCATCTCTTTATCTAGTAGCCACTGTACTGTCTCAGCATAACCACCAATATGATAACCATCAGGTGCAAACACTTGAGGTACAGTCTTAAGACCAGCCATAAGCATTAGTGTCCTGATAGAGGGGTCTTTATCTACATGGTGGACTATTGGTCGTTCCCCTGCTTCATATAGGTCTTCTAGCACCATTGTGCAGTATTGACAGTTATTCCTTGAGATTACTGTGTAGAAGCTCATTAGGACACCATAATTTTTAGATCATTAAGAACTTTATTAAGGACTATCCGATCAGCTTCTCTTGCGCAGTATATTCGTGTCACCCTACGTAATTCACCATCATCATTAACTTCCTCTCGGTCAAGGAGACTAAACAAATCCTTCAAGAGCTTTTCCATCTCAGTCATCTTCATTATCCTTTCCCTCTCCTCTTCGGTGTACTTGGACCATAGCCGTATCTGTTCTAAGGTACGACCACAGCCCAAGCACTTACCGTCAAGAACCTTGCAGACTTTAATACAAGGTGTTTTCATGTTACGTTAAGTCTACGATCTCACAACCATCAGAGCTACAAGCAAGAGACTGCATACCTGATGTGTTGTCTTCAGCTTCATACTCGCCTAGTTTAGACCAGTCAATACTTGTAGGTGACTTCTCAAGCAATGCCTCATAGTCTTCCTTAGAACACTCCTGATAGGGTGCCTGTTGATATGTACCACCATCATAAGGAAGGAAGGACACACCAGACATCTCATCAAAGTATTTGTAGACAAAAGCTCCCACATCCATCCACTCATTATCCTTAACACTAACAGTCACACTAGGCTTATGCTCGCACCAATGACGCTGATACATCAACCAAGTCTCTAGTTGCTCAACAGCAGTCATATCATTACGAGTGATAGCACCCTCTGGAGCCTTAACAGGGAAGCTAAACACTGTGGTAGTATCAGGCTTCATCACGCAACGTTCATAGGGAATTCCTTCACCTTTCATGAATTGCGTCAGGGGGTCTTTGTTATCACCGCGTACAGTCCTAACATAATAAGCACTATGGCGAGCGTGAATCCCAGATGCACTATCGACAAGTTGAGAAACAGTCCCACTAGGTTTGACACAAGTGGTAGCAGCAGATACAGGAATACCAAGACGTTCAGCCCACTCAGCATTTGTAGAAATAGCAAAATTACGAAGATGCTCTAGTGTCTTTTCTAGCCCTTGGTTCTTTGTAGTCATCAGGGGATTATCCATGATACCTGTAAGACTTACCCCTAGCAACCGCTCTTCCTCAGTGTTCTTCTGCCATACTTTCCTCAGATAAGGGAAGTGAGTATAGGTAGATTGGATTGTACCCAAGATAGTAGCCAAGCGTACTTTCCGCTCCAAATCTTCAATCGTATCCGTAGCACGTACAACTACCTCCGTCAAGTTACAGAACTGATATGGCCGCAGGATAATCTCACTACAAGGGTTAGTACCAAACTCAAAGTTAGGATCACGACGATCATTCTTAGCAGCTTGCTTCTGTGATGCTACACGGTTGAAGATGCCTCGTTCACCAGACTTACTCTCAATTAGTGCTGTCCACTCACGCATAAATGTCTCTACGTCAGGCTTCTCAGTGTAGGCCACAGAGTTATTAGCCAGAGCACGTTGACCCTGATGTTCCCACCATTGACCAGACTTAGCGTGACGCATACGATCATCAGAAAGGTTACTCAAAGAGATCATAGCAGAGCGGCGTACACCACCAACAACTACAACCTCACCAATCTTACACATGATGTCGTGACATTCTACTGAGTTCAGCTTACGTCCTGTAGCACCTCGGAACTTAGAGATAGTGAAGTTGAACAGATCAACAAGAGGAGCAGGGCCAGAAGCACGACCACCAAAGGTTTTCAGTTTAGCACCAGCAGGACGAACCTTAGATACATCCCATTTAGGTACCTCACCAGCCCAGAGAAGGCTCAGGAGTTGACGGTATGCTTTTGCCCAACCCTCCTTACTATCCTTAACTGCAATCACTGTGTCGCTGTTGTAGAGCTTCTCAGGTACCTCTGGTAGCTTAGAGATATACTGACGTTCAACAGAGAAGCCTACTCCTGTGCCACACAGTAGAATGAACATAGCCTCATCAAAAGACTTAGGATCATCTACAGGCAGGTAGCTACAGTTGTACATACAAGTGTTGTCACGGTCTGCTGCTTTACCTGCAGTCATTAGGGATCGCATAGAGGGCATTACCTCAAGGTCAAGAACAGCGTTCTCAAGCTCGCCAATAAGTTCCCGATGTTCTGTCTTAGTCTCTACAATGCTCTTGAAGTATCGTGCTACAGTCTCACCCCAGTTCTCACGACGACCTTCTTCAGGAAGCCAACGGGCATAACGAGAAAGTGCGATAAAGTTTTGATAATCAGTAGGCAGGTAGTTACTCATTTAGTTCCTCGTTTTTGTTTATCTGATTCAAGCCACACAAGACGATCAATGTCGCCACGGTTGATGCCCATATCTTTTAGTTGTTGGTCCGTCAGTTGGTTCAACTCTTTGATTACCTGTCGGTGGTATCGCCAAGTCTTTAGGTAGTTCCAGTACCGTACTATCAAGTTCATTTCACTTCCTTAACCTCTACTCCAGCTTTATTTGCCCTACGTACCATATCTGCTGTGCCTGAGCTACCGGGGAAAGCTACTACAAGGTCTGGTTTACCTTCATCAAGCATCTTTTGGTTACGAATAGGTCCAGCAGCTTTACCGTGGGTTTTCCAGTCGGCAGAGAAACAAACTACAGGCAGGTCAAGAGCCTTTGCAGTATACACAGCTATTTCATCCCCACCCGTAGCACCACCGTGAATAAGATAAGAGGGTTTAACTTCTTTTACTATGTCTATAGCTTTATTGATAACATCGTAATCGACAATCTTTTTACCACCTTCCCACTTATATCCGTAATCCCTACCCCCACAAACAAGCACCCTCATACCAAATCATCCAGTCGTACTTTAGGTGCATCTTCGCGCTTCATAATCTTTCCGTCTTCACGCCGTTTAATAGTACCGTCAGGTTGGGTCACCCGCAATACATTATTCACATGAACACGATAGAGAGCTTCGTCTAGGTTCCACCCCTTACTCAAGGCATATCCATAGATCACATACACTAAGTCAGCAAGTTCTTTGAGTTCTGATGTACGGTCTCCATTGATCTGTAGCAACTCTTGTTTCCACTCATCATACTCTTCCATAATCAAGCGAGAGTATAGTTGTGGGGTACCATCCTGACCAGTAAACTTCTTAAAGTACTTAACCATTTCCATAGGAGTTGCATAGTGATTGTCAGGCTCAGTCCAATAGGCATAGCTATCAGAAAAGGCTTCGATGTCTTCGTGTGTAATCATAAGTAATCCTCTAGTTCGTGTGGGAAACTGTTTAGTGCATCCCGGATAAAAAGGCAAGTCTCTTTGTTGTCACTGGAGCAGATAAATGTAGGGAAACAGAACTTACCGTTGTTCTCCCATACCTCCCACTCATTAGACACCTTATCGTACTGTACGTAGTATCTTTCATCTACCATAGAAGTATGTCACCCCATCTGTTGTAGCGCCTTTAGGCCAGAAGTACCAAGCAAAGTTATCTGTAGATGTATGCTTACTATCCTTGAACCACTTAAGTCTTCCTACAGATACTACCTTACGGCACCTACTCATGTAGCCACTGAAGTACTTATTGTGCATGTAGTCAGCAGGTAGAAGCAACCAAGTAGGTTTAAGGCTAATGAAATGGTCAATCATGGGTAAGAGTACATCTTTAGAAAAAGGTGGGTTAGTTACTATCAAGTCGCACCTAGCAATATCTTCTTTTGATAGGCACATAGCATCCATCACCTCAGAACTACCTACAGTCTCCCTGATGTCACTACGCCAATTACAGGTAGCTACATCCATAAGCAGGTCTTCTAGGTCACCTTCTCCATAGCAAGGCTCTGCATAAGTCTTACCCCTCAAGAACTTCACCATCTGTTCAGGGATAGCTCTAGGATCGGTAGTTGGGTAGAAGTCTTTAGGTACTTTCTCAAAGTCACTCCTCTTACTCATCCATATTCCCTCCGTAGTGCATCCATAGAAATCCACTGTAGGTCGTAGTTACCATTTTCTACATACCGTTTCACAGCAATTCCTTTACGCCATTCTTGATTAGCCTGACCTGCCCAAGCCTCTTCTTTTCCCTTGAAGCAGCCCACCACAAGACCATTAAGCGGTACAGGACGTGCATCAGCTTTATGGTAGTAATTGAATTTATGGCTATGACCAACAGTAGCACTACAGGCCAGTTTTTCAACAAGAGAATAGCCATGATGCTTAGTTGACAGAGCACTGCCATAATTGCCACTAGCGACATAATGGCCGTAGATGATACCATCATAGTTAACGAGGGAGGGCGCGGAATTAGAGTACTCGTGGTAGTCGTCGAACCAGTGGCTTGTTTGAAGATGGCTGAAGGATACCCCGTACCTTTGTCCCTCAAGTCTTGGGTCATGTGCTATTGCCTTCTTGATACGATTCTCATGATTACCCTCAAAGCCTACCCAGAAAGGACGCTTCTTCTTAGAGTGACGAAACTTCCAACGTAGACGCTCCTGAGAATCATTGTAGCTATTAATATCCTCTTCATAGTTCTGGTTGACGATTGCCTGTGGATAGCGAGTATCATAAGTATTAAGGGAACGCATATCAGTTCCATCCCCTAAGTCAACACACATATCAGGCTTTAGGTCATACAGAAAGGAAGCCAACCAATTAAACCGTTCATTATCTGTTGATGGGTCTGCATGAGCACAACTCCATACTACTACTGTTTTAGTCATCAGCCAACCAAGCTCCTATAAACCATGCCACTATACATACAATACCAATTACTACCCAAAAAGTTATCTGTTCCATTACAGTTCTATCTCCAAAGGCTCCATAGATTTATGTAAATCACTACAGAAACTATAGCAATCATCAAAGGTAGGAAACCACAAGTCTAAGTCTCCGTAGTTATCTGGATCATCAGGGTCACTTACTAGAAGGGTAACCACATATTCATTGCCAGTCACTAGGTATTCCTCATCAAGATCATCAGGACCAAAGGGACCAGCCTCTACCTTCCACACTAGGATTTTCTGTTTACTATCCATAGTCCCTCTCATTCCTCATTCGGTGCTTCTCCAAGGTAATATAGTAGTCCAAGTCGATAACTGCAACAGGTTTCTTATAGTTTGCCTTAAGAACAACTACAGGTTCACAACCATCAGGGCAATTACTCTTACACTGGTCAATGATACTGTAGACAGCAAACTTAGCGTGTGACTTACACTCTACAGAGATTGGTAGCAGGTCTCTAGCATGGGGACTTAACTGAATATCCTCACCAGATTGACCCATGCCAGTACTCTCTATATCACCTTCCCTAAAAGTATCTGACAAACTTAAGAGCTTATCCCTCACAAGTTGCTGTAACTTCCTACCCTTTCCCTTAGCACTACTTGTCTTGATCGGCATTAGGTGGCTCCCACAGTTGCTTAGGGTAACGCTGAAGGTGCAACAAACGACCATTCTCTAAAACTTTATCAGTATCCCCTTCGTAAGCATCTACGCACTTCTTGTACAGTTCCATCTCAGTAGTAGCACCATCCAGTATCTTCTCTGCTGTCTTGGGTCCAACCTTATGAATGCCCTTGATGTTGTCAGCACTATCACCAGTAAGCACCTGAGTGTAGAAACACTTAAGTGCATCCCATTCTGTAGAATACTCCCAAGTGTTCTTCACAAAGTTAAACATCCAACAAGGAACAGTCTTAAAGTCTTTGTCGATACTAGCAATCACTGTACTCTCAGGATCACCCTTCATAACCTCCATAGCGATAAGATCGTCTGCCTCACAGCCTTGTGATATGATTGCTCCGTATTCCCTCACTAAATAGTCCCTTGCTGCTGTAAGATGGATAGGTTTAGGCTTACCACTCCTGTTACCCTTGTATGGTGCTGCCTTGGCGATAGTATAACGAAAGTTGCTCTTACCAGTCAGATAGGTCTTAACTGAGTCACCCATAGAAAAAACTACGGTTTCACCTATGATGTGTGACATAACCTCATCTACATAATTGTAAGTCTCCTCAACTATCGTATCTTCAGTAGCAGCAGAGCATCGGTAGGCTACAATATCACCATCAATAAGACACTTGTTTACCAGATCAGGCTTCATTGTCACCCTCTAACACCTCCTTAAGCATTTCTTTAGTGATATAAGAGTAGTCTTGGTGAAGGTCACCTACATGATCCCAATAACTCACAGTTAATTTTAACTCTTTCTCTTTGAAGTTAGGTGTGAATACAACATCGACATCTACAAACATCACTCAGAATCCTTTAGTCCTAGTACAGTTGGGAAAGCAGGTTCAAGTGCCTTACGTATCTCTCGTGCAAGCATTACGTGTTCCTTCTGTGTTACCCCAATGTCATCCCTTACCTCAAGATAGTGTAGCCAAGAACGTAATGTGCCGTTGACGTAGAGAGTACTCATAGTAAGACCTTCAGGTAGAACCACACGAGCACACTCTTTAGCTACTCCAGATTCAATCATCCTTGAATAATGAGATGCTAGCTGTCCAAACCAATAAGCATGAGTGTGACCCCAGTCGTCTTGTAGTTTCTCATCCTCAATAGAGTTCTGTCTGTTAGTCTTATCCTGAAGCCTAAATTCACGTTCGCAGAACTCAATATCATCAGAATACCGTTGGCTAAACTCCTGAAAGCTAAAGCTACGGTGCCGAAGAAGCTGACGTGAGATGTCCCTAGGTGCCTTAACCTCTACAACAGCGTTAGCCATCTCAAAGATTGACCAGTGCTTGTTACGGATACAATACTTAAGCAAGCCTTGATAGTCTTTACCACGATCCTCATACTCACGACCACTAGAGACACGAGCACAGAAAGCTACGAGGTCTTCAGCATTACTTGCAGGGGTACCTACTACTGGTTGTGTTACTGCTACGAGTTTAGCTTCTAGCATTAAGGTTCCGTCCTATACACTTTTCCATCAGAAGTGAATGCTTGCAAGTCCTTAAAGTCATAACCTGCAAGCTCTGCCTGTTTAACTACAAACCACAAGAAGTCATAAGGGTCCAAGTCATCTACCTCACGAGAGTAGCAAGAGATTTCTCCCTTGCCAAACTCTTCCTCCTCGTAAGACACTGTGAATGTCATCTTAGGCATCAGTACCAAACTCACCGCTGTCAGTTTCGATAGCCACTCCAGTCACATAACCATACCCAGCAGACTGTATGAACCCGTAGAAAGCCTCTGCAAGCTGATTAAGGTTAACTGCATTCCCTCGGATAGACTTAGTAGTGACAGTCCCATCAGAGTTCCAATGGTGAAAAGAAAATACCTCTACCCAGTCATCATTCATGCTACATTCTCCATGTCAAAAAGTTCATCATTAGGGTCACTATCTAGAACTTCGTATTCCACACGTTCAAGGATACCTACATTCTTCAGTCGTACTCCAGCACCCTGACTGTAGGTTTCAAACTGAACCATAGCCCGTGAACCATTACCAATCAGACCATCTTCCCCATAAGACCACCAACGCTTATTCTCTGGACCTTCCGTAAGATTAACTACTCCCGGTGCTCCACCATAGTTGACCTCCACTGTACCATTCTTATTCTCAAAGGTCTTGATGTTGTCAGGGAATGGTCGCTTTAGTGTGATGTATTTACCGATACCAAACGCCTCATTACCTTCCTTGATACGATCACTGTTCATTGGGTGTAGGTCAAGACCTCCATCTACAAGTTCTTGAATCTGATCCTCAGAGGTGAAGTAACAGTTGACAGTGTACTGACCCCCCTTCTGGTGTACCGCCTGTGCTGCACGAGGACCATCTGGGTTGCCCATGTCTGCGTTCTCAGGGAAAATCTTAGCGTATTCCAGTACCATTTCCATTGTGTATTTAGGCATATTTTTTAGTCCTTACCTTGATTAAAACGTAATGGTGATCTTGTCACCCTTATAGAGTTTCTTGATGCTGTCAAGACCAGCGGGAAAGGCATCTTGGCTAAACACTTCCCCATCATAGTACAATGTTGTGACAGTACTCCGATCTTTGTGATAAATGTTTAGGCAAACTTCATCTGGGCACCCCTCCATGTGGAACAGTTCTGCAACTGGTTCCTCTAGCTTTTTAATCCTGTCATAATCAAACTGCATATGTGTTTCTCCTGTTGCCCTCTGTATATAACTATAGCAACCTTTTCTCGGACTTTACTCACAAAAAGTGTAACTTCCGAATCAGTGTTGCACCAAAGACTCAATGCACGGATGCGTATGAGAGTCCATACTGTTCTTCGATCTCAATCGTCACATTTAGCTTCAACCTTTCGTTCACTTTCTTCATTGCCTCATGCAGTATTTTACTGACACGATCCTCATCACCCTTCTTCACAGTAAACAATATCTCATCATGGTACTGCATACTAATCTCAAGACCCATAGCCCTACAGAAGCCAACCCAGAGGTCAAAGACATAGACACCTGTAGACTGGTTTGTAGTTGACCAACGATCCTTGTCAAACCTCAGATTGTGGTAGAAGCCTGAGACACTGTTCTTAAGCCACATACTACCATCCTTGAGGGTCTTCACATACTGATCCTTAGCCACCTTCTTAACAGCCCAGTTACGGTCCCAATAGGCTTCTATGAGTGCCTTAGCCTCCTTCTCCTTCATACCTGTCTCACGGGCCAGCTTAGGCGCTCCTACGCCATATACACAACTATAGTTAGCAGCCTTGTACTTACTGCGTAGGCTCTTGAGGTTGATCTCTCCAGCATTGTGCTTGTCGATGTCCTCTTGTGTTACTGCACCAGCGTGTAAGGCCAAGTCTAAGTGAGCATCATATCCCTCCCTACTCATGTCGTTTACAAACTCAGGGTCTAGTGGTTTGATGTAGTGCCTCTTAGTCATATCCTCCAAGCTACTAACGTCAGCACCACACAAGACAGTATCCTCAGACGGGGCTACAAGTACACCACGACACCACTCCCCATAGGCAGCCTCAACACCCGGTAGATTGACCACAGGCGCTCTGTGCTGAAGCCTGAGAGTGTTAGTGAAGCCTCCTGCTGATGCCACTACCTTACCGTTCCTTTCGTTATTCAGGAAGCCCTTGAGGACGCCTATTCGGTGACTGATAACTGTGAGACCATCAAGAAGCTCAATAGCCTTATCCCTAGACACTAGCTCTAGTACAGAGGGACATAGGTGACCATTCTTACGTACTTGCTCAATCTTACGTTCCTCACCAGTGTTTTTGTTACGTATGAACTTCCATGTTCTAGGTTCC